GAAGATGACGCTGTCAGTCTGACTTGCTCAATCAAGGAGCACAACCCCAACAATCTGACAGCAACCCAAGATAGCATTGAGCTCTTTAAACTTTCTGCCTTGCTAGAGGTGAGCTTCCTAGGGGATATCATTACTGACATATGCACTGAGATGACCATGGAGTACAAGGTTCCAACACAACCAGGGGATTGGCTGATTAAACCACTACGGAGACACAAGGTTATCCTCTTCCTTAAGTGCACTGGTACACACACATTCTTTTTTCTCGGTTATGAGAAAGCAACCTGCAAAGTCCTAGAGACAGGTTGCCTTGGCCCGGAACTCTATGAGACAGAAAACTACTATGTTAGCAATATTAGCTCAATAACTGAGGGTTATCTTGAGCACTTTGTCAAAGCTGGCAGTTACATTCCCATGATAGCTGCTCATCTCCTATGCTCCTTCCAGATCAACTTCTTGTCAGAGGGCTGGACACTACCTTCTGAATTTTCTCAGACCCTCAATTACCTTGTCATGACTTATCTGAACAACAAGCCAGATCATGAAGCAATGGTATCATCACTAAGATTTATGTACATGAAGCTACTTCAGGAGGTTCAAGCACAAACAAGAGACTATGTGTCAAGGCTTCCAGAAGTGCTCAGGAGCAGGATGTCTGTCTTTACTCTTGGAAGGATATGCCAAATAATGGATTACTACGAAGAAAATCAGATAATGAGGAAGAAGGCAAGGGGTAAAGAGGGAACTGAGTGGAGTCACAAGAACATAAGGGTCATCTTCCACAATGGGTTCTGCAGCTTAGAGCAGCTGATAGACTCTTTTTATTATGCCTACGTTGTGACCAAAAAGAAAAGTGCAATGGGAGACCACACTTTCCTAATATTTAACAAGATATTAAAGGAACAGGTCAAGGGCTACAAGGAAGTGGAGTCTAAGGGTATCAAGATATGGGGGATGAGGGATGACCCCTTAATCCACTGTTGGGACTATGCCATTGAAAGAAAAAAACTGGAGACTTGTGAGACTGTTCTGAAAGAGACACATGGGCCAATGCTATTCACCTTGATCAGGAACAGAGTACTCAGTGACCTATCGAGGATTACCTTCAACGATCTATCCTCACTGAGAGCAAGCTCTAAGGATTATGCCCCTGGAATAGAACTACCCACTGCGACATCTGGGATGACAACTGATGAGTATAAGAAACAATACCAGGGTAAGAATCCTCATCTAAAAGGTCAAAGACCTAGGGTTGTCACAAAGCTGGTGAACTTAGTTGATGAGTATAAGGAAGCCACCTTGGACAAGCTGCCTACACCTATTAAGGTTAGCATCTTTGCTCTGGAAAAATTGATGGGTATTGGGTTCATTCTTAGTGATGCATTTATCAAAGACCAACACCTAACCACAAGAGAGGTACATGTGATAGAGATTTCAGCAAAAGCGGTTCAATTTGTGGTTGAGAGGATCTGCAAAAGTGTCAACCAGTTCTTTGAGAATGATACTGTGTCAAAGCCTGAGACAAAGAAGAAGTTTTATAAGGATCATTTGCAGGACTCAACCAACAAGTTTGGAAAGTTCATCTCCATCAACAAGTCTGCTGATGCTAGTAAGTGGTGCCAGAGAAACCATGTATCACAGTTCTTTTACGACCTATACTATTTCTGCCCTGAAGAGCTAAAATCTTTCATCTATTGCTTCTATTACATGTGGACCAAGAAGAGAATTGCAGTTAGTAGAGATCTAGTGATGAACTTGGACAGGAACAGGCACACTTATAGCACTAATGAAGATTACAAGTATATGAGGAGTGCTTTCCATGAGGGGCTGAACCCTTTCTTAGAGAAGAGAAGCTCATTCATAGAGACTCCCTTTGGCATGTGGCAAGGAATACCCCATGAAGCATCATGCCTGAAGCATAACCTTGATCAGACAGCTTGGAAAGCGCTAGCTGCTGCCTTCCTGAAGGTGAGACTCAAAGTGCCAGCATTGGTCACCATTGTGCAGGGGAGTGATGATTCTGGTGCTCTCATTTCAGTGGCTGATGCAAAACCCATCATCATTGTAGTTTTGTGTGGCTTATTATGGTGGAAGGACTCCCTTGCAGAATACTCTAGCATTTGGGGCAGTAAAGAGAAGTCATCAGTCGGAACTGTGGACTTGATTGAGTATAATTCAGACTGGTACTTTAATGGTAAGAACATTAAGCCAGTATTCAGGTGCAACAGTGCTTGTCTAGAAACAGCTATGGTTGAGAAGGTCAGTGAGAGAGTTGAGATGTCATACAATGCCACGTCACAAAGTCTTGAAGCAGGAAGTTCCATCCTTCTCTGTGCAACCATACAGATACTTCAGAGCATCTTGCATTATAGGCTTCTGGGGATAGGCACATCTAGCTTATCACGCCGAGCTTGCCAGGATATAAAGGTGTCCAGG